ATACTTTAGCATACCAGAATTATGATATGGAATGAACTAACACAGAACGCCCTACAATATGGGGCGTTCATCATAGTATTAATAATATTAATCAAAGCAATTAAAGATATACAAAATGGCAAAGACAACTAAACCTTTACGAAAAAAATTCAGTCCAAAAAAATTAGCAGGCGGCGGAGAAGTACTAACAATACCAGACGACGCATACAAAATAAGAGATTTACTAGTTAAATTCTCAAACGGTGTATTACCGGAGGGATATACAAATAAAACCGCAACCTTTCAAAATGGCGACTTTGACGCAGACGACTTAGAAAAAGTCAGACACCAAGACCTTTCAGACTTATCAACATACATGAAAAGCAATAACGAAAGAATCATCAGACTTCAAGAACAAAGGAATAGATTAGCAAAACAAACCAAACAACAAAACGCACCAGACGCAACAACAAACGACGACGAATAAAACGACGACGAAAACAACAAGGATGGTCAGTTTTGACAGAAGAGGTGTGTAGATTTATCTACATGCCTCTTCATCATTAAAAAATCTATTCCAATAGAGCGAAGCGAAACTAACTAACCAACCTTGCCCCTGCGGCGAGCAGGCCGAACGCAGTGCCTTAACATCACAAACTATAAAAAAATAAGTGGACTTTCAACTTGTTGAAAACCAAGCAAATGTGTCCACGACTAACACCAACGAAAATAAAAAAGCAAATAAACATTTGCGTATTCAAAAAAAACATGTATTTTCGCCCCTATACTCCTTGACTATTATGGCTCACATGCGTCAAGAATAACAAAAAACAAAAAATTATGTCTTTACTCGGAATGGCAGGCATCCAAACAGCAGGCAATCTAATATCAACTTTAGTAGGAAACCGCCAACGCAAAAAAGCAGCAGATTTACAATATCAAAGACAAGTAGCAGATAGGGAAAACGAAAGAGCATACACAACCCCTAAAAAACAAATGGAGCGCTTTAAAGAAGCAGGCCTTAATCCTCACTTAATATACGGACAAGGTACTCAAGCATCAGCAGGCGCACAACCAGCATACCAAGCTCCAGAAATATCAGACCCACAAATTCAAGGACTACCAGAAGCAGGCGCACAAATGGGAAAACTCAAAATGCAAGGAAGAGGACTAGATATACAAGACAAACAATTTCAACAATACGCTATCAGCGAATCATTCAATAACGCATTAAAACAAGCCCAAACAGACAGAACCAAAATACAAGCCGCAGGCGACCAATTTCAACTAGACAAAAATAACGCATCTTATCAGGCACAAGTAGAAAAAATCTGGACAGAATCAGCAATAGCAGAACAAACACTAGCAAATCAAAGACTAGAAGCACAAGGTATCGAAGCTAGAACAGACGCAACCAAAACAGATACTAAATTCAAAAAAGACACAATGGATGTGCGAATAGCACAAGAAACTTCTAAACTTATCGGACAAGTTACGGACAACTCTAAAAAACAAGAAGAAATTAAAAACATCTTAAGTCAAAGAAAACTTATAGACGCAAACACCAACCAGATAAATACTAAAACAGTACTTAATACTCAAGAACTACTAGTTAAACAAGGTGTAACTAAACAACAAGCAGAAGATTTAGCAAAATCACAAATGGAAAACGAACTCCTCGAACAAGGTATCACACCAAATATGGCAATATGGGATATCGTATTTAGAGCAGACTGGCGACTAGGAAATAAATAAATTAATATAAATATGTCAAAACATGAGAAACAACAAACAATTCACAAGAACAAGAACAAGATTATCATTGACGAGCAAACTGGTATACACTATCCTTATACTCGTATCCCTGCACATCATCTTATCACTTTTAACTCTTTAAAAACTATATTCTAATGTCAAAACAAGAAGAAATCAAACAAGTAACAAACAAATTTGAAGAAGCAATCGAAAAACAGATAGCAAAATTAGATAACAAGAAAAAATTAATCTTAGAACTAAGCCGACTATCATATTACAAATCAGAAATAATTAACAAACTATGGCAACTAGAAAATACAAAAAAGGCAAAAACTACAAGAAAAAAAGTACCTACCTCTCAAAAAAATTCAAAACCGCTCGTGGCGGAATAAGACTATAAAATTATGTGCTTCAAGCCACTTAAAATAAGACTAACAAAGAAAGAGATATATGAGGGATATCAACATCTTCTTACATCTTATCATTCTGGTAACTATTATCCTATAAAATATCGGGAGGTGGCATGTGGCACATGCATAGACTGTACAAAAAAATATCAAAGGGACTGGATATTCAGACTAAAACAAGAAGCAAAAATCAGCATCAATCAATCATTCCTTACACTAACTTACAGACCAGAATCATTAACACCAGAAAACTATTACAAAGACAGATTAGTACTATCAAAAAAACATCTTAGAACATTCTTAAAAACAACTAAAAGAAAACAAACCAGATTCCTAAAAGACCTTAACACATTCGAATCCCTTACATGGCCAAGAATAAAATACTACGCATGCGGCGAATACGGCGGTAAATTCATGCGCCCACACTATCATATTATCATATTCAATCTTCATCCAGTTATAGCATCACAATTAAAATCAGTATCATACGAATACAAAAAAACAGATACATGGAAATACGGAAACATAGATTTAGAACCCTTAGGAGATAACGCAATCATATACGCAACAAAATATTTAGGCAAAGAACACAAACCAGATGGAATACTCAAAGAACACAACCCTTTTAATATCATGTCTCCAAACATCGGTTCATCATACCTCAGACCCTGGACACATAAGTATCATCACGCAAAAAATAATAAAGGATATTCACTCCCGGTACAAGACTACAAAATCCCAATGTCAAAATACTATAAAGAAAGATTCTATTCAGAAGCATTAAGACCCCTACTAGCAGAACAATCAATCAAAGACTGGACAGAAACAAACGAAAGAAACGCAAAAAAATTAGGCCTAACCTTAGAACAATACGAACAACGCAGACAAAGAATAGCAACAAGAAAATATAACGAGAAAAAATATAAATTCATTCAATTAGACAACTAACATGAGCAATCCATTCACAAACATCTTAACACCAAAACCGAAGAGAAATAAATTCGATATGTCACATGAGAAAAAAATGTCGGCAAAATTCGGAAACTTATATCCAATATTACACGAAGAAATTATCCCCGGAGATTCATTCCGTGTAAACTCACAAATCTTCATGAGATTTGCACCACTACTAGCACCAGTCATGCACCGCATTGACGTATATACTCACTTCTTCTTCGTACCAAACAGACTACTCTGGAATAACTGGGAAACATTCATAACCGGCGGCGACGCATCACAACATACACCACCAGACGACCCTTCACTCAATCCAGAATTCCCAACATTAGCAATTACAGACGGAAATCAATCCAAATGGGCAAAGGGCACATTACCAGACTACTTCGGTATACCATTACCTGAGGGCACAATACCAGATTCATCAACTGGAGAATGTATAGCAGTATCAGCATTACCTTTTCAAGCATATCAATTAATTTACCAAGAATATTATAGGGACCAAAATCTAGTTCCTAAAAACGTAGGAGAGTTAATCGACGGTTCGAATCCAACTTCATCAGTATTAGAATTACAAGAAAGAGCATGGGCAAAAGACTATTTCACTTCAGCATTACCTTGGACACAAAAAGGCGGCGAAGCAGAACTTCCTATCAGCATAGACTTCAATTACATGAACACGTCTTTAGCTTATCAATCAAACGGCTCACAAACAATTGGAGATATAGAAACAAACTCCGGACAACTAATAGTAAACAACTCCGCAGGAAGAATCGAAAACATGACAGATTCCTCCGCAGATATGAAAATAAACGACCTTAGGAAAGCAGTCAGACTACAACAATGGCTAGAAAAACAAGCAAGAGGTGGTACACGTTACATCGAACAAATCAAAGCACACTTCGGCGTTCAATCATCAGACAGTAGACTACAAAGACCCGAATACTTAGGAGGTTCAAAACAACCAGTACAAATATCAGAAGTACTAAACCAAACTGGAGAAACACCAGACGCACAATCGCCAGAACTATTACCAGTAGGGACCATGGCCGGACACGGTATATCAGCAGGAAACGGCGGATTCTCAAGGTCATTCGAAGAACACGGCCAATTAATCGGAATCATGAGCGTAATTCCACGAAGAGCATACCAACAAGGCCTACATAGAAAATGGAGAAAATTCGACAAATTCGACTACTTCTGGCCAGACTTCGCACATTTAGGCGAACAACCAGTATACATGACAGAAATATTCTGCCAGCACACCGAAGATTCATACGACAATCATAATGTAGCATTCGGATACCAACAAAGATACGCAGAATACAAATACGCAGTAGATACAGTATCCGGGGACTTCCGTGACAACCTAGCATTCTGGCACTTATCAGATATATGGGAAAGCAAACCATTCCTAAACGAAACATTCATAACATGCAGACCCAGAACAGATATCTTCGCAGTAGACGACGGCACAGACTATCTATGGATACAAATATATAACAAGGTAGACGCAATTAGACCAATACCATACTTTAGCATACCAGAATTATGATATGGAATGAACTAACACAGAACGCCCTACAATATGGGGCGTTCATCATAGTATTAATAATATTAATCAAAGCAATTAAAGATATACAAAATGGCA